GGCATCACGTTGCGTTTAGTGTTTCTCGGTCTGCAACATCGCTGTATATCTTCTTAGATGGCTTATTGAAGACTACTTACGCCAGCGTCACCACGGGGACTCCGTGGGTAGTTGGAGACACTGTACAGATAGGAACCTACGACGCAACAGGAGCTAATTTCTTCAAAGGACACATCAACGATGTGCGAGTAACGTCGGCGTGTCGGTATACCGCCACGTTCACGCCCCCTGCGTCTCAGTTTCCAGATGTCGCAAGCATCCCCACTTACGGAACGGTGCCGACTAAGCAAGACTCAACAGGCGTGTGGACGTACATCAACTCAGCACGTAAAGACGTTACTCAAGGCGCTACACCCTACCTCTTGCCAGCCACTTCGCTAACCGCAGGGAATCATATTTTTGTGTTTGTGAACACAGATAGCGTTAGTGCTGCTCCCGCCACGCACACCATGTCAGATACGGCAGGGAATACGTATACGTTCCTACCGTACTGTTACGGGTCTTTTGCCTATGGATTCTGGGCATATTGCCTAAACGCCCTCGGGCACGCTAGCAACGTCGTTTCGTACACTCCGATTTCTGGTGGGTCACAGTCTACCTATGGCATGTTGTCCATGCAATTCAACAAGACGGGCAATGCCGCAGTGTTTGACATATCCGCTAGATTAGAGGGTAGCAGCGGTAGTTCGGCCACCACCCCACGCATGAACTCTAACATGGGTGGGTTACTAGTATTTGGGGCGCTCAATGATGTCTCTAGTGATGCTAGTGTAGCGTGGTCTGGGGTAACTGGCATTACCGATCCGTTCACTAATGATTCGATTAACCGTGTATCAGCAGCCTACGCAATAACGTCGGCTGCCCAGAGTGCCGTAGCCGCGACAGCCACATTTCCGACAAGTCATGGCCGTAGTGCGGCAAGCATCTCTGTAACCGAGGCAGTGACCACCAGCTACGACCCATACTTCTCCAATGTAGTTCTACTCATACATGCAGATGGTACGAATGGTAGCACTACGTTTACAGACTCTAGTGCGTATGCCAATACTATATCAGTTTCTGCTGGTCCCACGATCAGTAGTACGCAGTCGAAGTTTGGCGGCACGTCCATCAAGTCTAGCGGGGCTGGCAATATATCTACCCCTCTATCCGCACTATTTCAGACTGTAGGAGACTTTACTCTAGAGTTTTGGATTTACTTTAATGCAAACTCTGGCACGGCACAGATGTTCTTTAGTAACGAGGGAAGCTTGTGGAATTGGGGCTATCTTTATCTTAGCGATGCTAATAATAGCATTGCGTTCGGTGGATCACCCCTTCCAGCAGGGTCTTTGATGACTGCTGGCTCGTGGCATCACTTTGCATACTCTAGAACGAGTGGTATCGGACATGCGTTTATAGACGGAATACAGAAGGGCGGGTTTCCTAATTCGGTTGCGTATAATGGAATCCAAGATCGCTACTACTTCATGGCTGGTGCTCCGTCATTTAGCAGCTGGATGCAAGCTAATAGCTTCATGGATGAGATTCGGTTTACGAATGGCCTAGGTAGATACGCTGGTAATTTCTCCGTACCCACTATGCCATTCGCTAGCGTGGTGTCGAACACTGCCCCCGTGGGCGTAGTGCTGCTGATGCACTGTGATGGGGCGGATGGGCAGACTACTACGATAGATAACTCTCCGTCCGTGCATCCTTTGACTATGCTGCCGGTTAAGGCCACGCTGTCTACCACTCAGAAGCAGTTTGGCGCTACTTCGCTATACTTACTCACTGGTGGCACAGTAACGTCCCCGGCTAGCTCGGACTGGGATTTAATGGGTACTGCCCTGTCCTGCACAATAGAAGTTTGGATGAACCCCACGGCTCGTGGTACTGCCAATCAGTTTATGTATGGTGGGTTGAACTGGTCGCTGTACCTGTCCGCTGCTGGCATTGTATCGTTCAACATTGCGGACACTAGTGGGTCTATAGTCACAGCTACCGGGACAACAGCACTAGCGCTCAATACTTGGACGTTTGTTGCAGCAGTACTCAATGCTGGGTCTATGAAGGTATACGTCGGCGGCATTGGCGGCACTGCTGCAACGCTGTCAACGTACTACGATCGTGGTACACCTGCACTAGTCATCGGGGATACTACCAGCAACCTTCCTAATCTGTACTTAGACGAGATACGGATCACTAAAGGTACTGCGGTCTACACGTCGAATTTCTCGCCGCCAGCTTCTGCGAACGTAAACCCTAGCCCAGCTACCCCGACTGGTACGCTTCTGTACCTTACGTGCGAGACCACTGGATTTCCAGACTCTAGCACGTATGCTATGGTGGTGACCAGCACGAACATGACTGTACGTAGTACGTCCCCTCTGCCAGCCGCTGGAGCGTACTCTGCGTATTTCGATGGTACAGGGGCGTTGACAATACCGAACGCCGCTGGCGGGTATTCCACCCCATGGAACTTATTCGTAGCTGGGAAGTCTGGCACTGTGGAGTTCTGGATTTGCCCCTCGTCCAGCGCGTATAGCTCTGGTACGTACCCCGGAACCGCTGACGTCATTCACTGGCTTGATTCCGCGGGAACTCCTGCTTGGGGCGTCATCTGGGTAAACCCCGGCATTATCAAAGTATACTGTGAGTCAACGGGTACAATCTTAAGTTCTACGATCACTGCTCCTGCCGGAGTGTGGTCCCTAGTGTCCGTAGTAAACAATGCCGGAACGCTAGTCATATACGTCAACGGTCAAACTGCTGGCAGCATGGCGCTCGGTACTCTAGCGGGTGGTCTAGGGGACGGTACGCTACAGGTTGGGTCTAGCTACACACAAGTCGGCCTATTCATCCCTGCATTCATCGGTAGCTTAGACGAGATCAAAATAAGCTCTACAGCCACACGGACCGCCCCATTCGTGGTGACTATACCGCCTGTCGCAGTTACGGGAATTCCGCGTCCTCCGGGCACCACTTTTCTGATGCACTTTGATGGTACGTTCGCTAGCACAACGTTCTTGGACTCGTCTACCTATGGCTGGGCTGTGACTAATGACCCGACAGGGTCCGGGTATCAAGCTTCGGTATCGACTCCGGGGAAGGTCGGGTCAGGTGCTGGGTTCTTTCCAACGTCCTATACCACTCCGTACAACGCTTACTTAACTGCGTACTATTCTGCTGGCACGTGGACTAATCCGTGGGACATTTTTGATATAAGATACCCCAGCACTATTGAATTCTGGATTAAGCCTATAAATCCACAGAACACGGGGGTTATATCTGCTGCCATGCCATACGGATGGGAAATTGCCATGGTCAATACCCTCCTCAGATTGACTATCCGACGCACCAATGGGGCGTACCTCACATTCACCACAGTACAACCTGTCGTACCTGGAGTGTGGACCCACGTAGCTATTGTGAACAACTTTGTCTATCTGAACATATACCTGAACGGGGGACCTCAAGCGCAGGGGCCGCTACCCGGTGATCTGCAGTTCGGGCAGTACCCTACGAACGTAACTCAGCTGAGAATTGGATACGGGAACGGTACGTACGGAAGTTTCTATGGGTTCATCGACGAGTTGCGTATCAGCGCCTCGGCGGTGTACACTGGCCCATTTACACCACCAACCACGGCCCTGACATGACCGATGATGAGGATTTTATGATCGAACTCATAAAGCAGATTCATGAGAGCCAGATGAACCTGGATGCTCGGCTAACGACCCACATGACGCAGGAGCCAGTAGAGATAGCGAAGGCTATCGCAAGCATGGTGGCCTCTGGGTTTGCAGGTGGAGACCTAGTTGGTCACCGCTTGGAGCACGAAGCGGCCATATCTAAGACTCTCGAAAAAGCCGAGTTTTACAAGAAGTTAAGGCTTGAGCTAGCTAAGTTCGGCCTATTTGGATTCTTAAGCTGGGCAGCATACGCTCTGTGGCACGCGTTTCTGATGGGTCCATCTAAATGAGTGAACATTTTTCAGTTGAGGAACTCTGTCGTAGCGACATAGCTATCCGTCTTGGCATGGATAATACGCCGCCAGCCGGGGCATCTCTCAGGCTTGACCTGCTTATGGCTGGCCTTGAGGAAGTACGCGCTCTGCTTGACAACCCCATGAACATCAGCAGTGGGTATCGCTGCCAGAATCTCAACACTTACATCGGCGGTGCGGCGGGGTCTGACCACATTCTGGGCTATGCGGCTGACTTTACATGCCCCGGCTATGGCTCTCCCCTTGAAATCGTCCGGAAAATCCAGCAAAGTCCGATAGACTTTGGTCAGGTGATTCAGGAAGGCAGGTGGGTGCATATCAGCTTCAACCCAAAGAAAGACCGAGAAGTGCTTACCGCGCACTTCTCTCCAACCGGCGTGACTTACACAAGTGGAGCGTGACATGGACTGGACACAAACACTCAAATCACTAGCCCCCACGGTAGCGACTGCGTTCCTTGGACCTCTGGGCGGGGTGGCAGTGGCCGCAGTGGGGAACCTACTCGGGGTCAGCGATGCTACTCAGGACAAGATCGCCAAGGTCATCCAGAATGGCATGCTCACCCCAGACCAGATCAGTGAGTTCAAAAAGCTGGAACTTGAGTACCAGAACAACGAACAAGAGCGTGGGTTTAAGTATTCTGAACTCGCATTTAAAGACCGCGACAGTGCCCGTACAGCCAACGTCGCTGGGGGCATCCAAAAGCCCCTGTTCTGGATGTCTATGCTACTGCTCACTGTGAGCCTTGGCAGCGAGATATTCGTACTGTTCAAGGGGTACCCGCCTGAGATTCCTGAGATCATCGTGGGGCGGGTGCTTGGGCTGATGGACGCAGTGGCAATGCTGGTGCTTTCCTACTGGTTCGGCACTACTCATGGCAGCGCCCAAAAGTCCGAGCTATTAGCGCAAAGCGCACCGGGCAAATAGTTGCTGCGACCAATCAAATGGCCCCTAGCCTGCGTCAACAGGTAGGGGCCTTGGGCTAGGTAGCCGCGCCGGGTTTAGGGGCTTAAATACCGCCCGGACGCCAGCCTAAGAATACCGGGAACCTTGGTGCGTCTTTACTACCCATCGGGAAGTACTTGAACTTGCAGACCGTACCTAGGTACGAGTCTCGGTCTTTCCAGATGACGGATCGGTCATAGTCGCTGAAACCCGTACCAATCCGGAACTCAACTCCGGCGTAAGCCCCGTTAATGCCACTGACGACCAGCGCCCCGAGGTCGCCCCTACCAGACATGTTGGCCTGATGTGAGGAACGCTCTGTGCGGCCGAGCGCATCTGTTGTCGCTTCATTTCCATTGTGCATACGCTCTTCAAATCCCGTAACAACTGCTTCCGCATCTGAGAACCTCTTTACTTTCAGCAATGAACCTTCGCGCACAGTAGCGCGGCCTTCCTTGTACAGGCCGTTCAGAGAACGAACCATAATCCCTTCATACCCAGCGTGTAGACACGATTCTTCGTACAGGGAGAGCTCTTTGTAGTCGCCGATGTATTGGTGGGGCACTAGCTTGACGTGAGAAAACCGCCCACGGATGATAGACTCCAAGTGCTGATACCGTTCTTGGTAGCCAGCACTGATGCCCTGTACGTCAAAGACCCAGAACGTAACATCGGGGCATCCGTCGTAGGCGCTTACGGCGGACGTGGTCCGTCGGAAGACCGTGGCATCGTGCGCCCCGAGAATAAGCTCCCCATCCAAGTCTTCAAGGAATGGGGTGCTAAAGCGCTCACGCACAAAGTTGTTACGGATGGGCTTGAAGTTACGGGATATTAGACCCGCTTCGGGGCTTACCATGGCACGGATACCATCCAGCTTGGGGCTAGCCATCAGAGGGAACGTAAGCAACCTGATGTCATCACAGGTCGCGGCAAGCATTGGTTTCATCTATCCTCCAGTAAAGTAAATAACGATAAGGCCGAACACGACAGTAAAGCCGACCCCGGCCAACAGGGTAGTGACGTAGCCGAACCAGCTATGCGGTCTACCTTCTTCTTTCATTCTTTCACTCCTATTTCTAAAACCAGCGCCCACAGAATGACGCTGAACTTACTGTACTTATCTGTGCGCTTGCCCCTGTAGAAACCGATAGCGGCACAGGGCCAACGGGGTTCCCAAGAGATTCGGAATTTCATTCCCTACCCTCCTCAATCAAATCATGTTTAACAATCTCCAGCACGCCGATGGCTTCGGCAAGACTGATGCGCCCTGCGTACTCAAGCACTTCGCGCTTGATGGTCTTTTGCAAGGTGGTGAGTGCTGATTTCTTGAAGCCACCGGGGACGACGTTTGGCTGCTTAGGGTTAAAGGCACTCCCATCTCTGATAGCCTGCACCTCCGCATGGCGCGTAGGGTTACAGACAGCGCAGACTTGCCAGTGTTCACAGGAACACTTAGGCTTCTTCCCGTACTGGCATCCCTTGGCCTTCGTGTGGCCGCAGTCTCCGCCGCAGCTTGGGCATTGTTTGGTCATTTGAGACTCCTGATTTCATCAGCAAAATTGCTGCCATGGTCTTCAACAAAACCCTTGGAATCGAAGTGCTTCACACACTCCTGCCGCATCGACTCACGGCCAGCTTGGTAGGCTTGTTCTGCAATGTATCTTCCTGTGGGATAGTCTTTACCCATCTCGTTCGTCCACCATTCTTGGAATGTCATGTCTTTTCTCCTGCGATTGGTACGATGATTGTCCACTCAACGTCAAAGTGCAGCTACTGACTCGGGGCAGCGGTGCCCAATAGAGATAATTGCTACGGAACGTGTCATGCGATATTTGACCATACACGGCAACCTTGCCGCGAGTCAGTAGCTGCACTTTGACGTTGAGTGGACAATCATCCATTTTCAGCCAAGGCTCAGTGTCTGAGACCGCTGCGTTCTTGGCGTTATTCAGATGCCACATCGTGTATCCCCTTGAGGGTGAGGCGGTAGCCGATAGGCTTGAGTCCCGGTTCGCCAATGGCCGAGTGGCTCAGGCGCTTGGGGTAGTTGTGGCGCAGCATCCAGTTACGGATGGTGCAGATTGCCATGAACGTAGCTCTGAAGTCCTGTGGCCCTTTCTCTAACTGAGAAAGTAGGCTAGGGACGTCAAAGCTAGTCTTTGATTTCGTGGGTAGCGACCTCATGCTTGATACTCCTATGTTGTAGCATAGGTGTATTGTAGCACGCTTTTAGGTCAGGGGTGTCCGGTGCCGTTGGAGTTCAGTAAGGCAGAGCTGTACTTCTCACCACGAGACACCACTTCATCGCGAACCTTGGCAGCAGCTTCTTGGAGCTCGATGTACTTATCCAAAAAGTGTCGTGCTTTCTTGAGGTCTTCAATCCGTTTGAAGGGGGTCTCATGCTTATTCTTCCAGCGCATCAGGTATTTGATAACCTGTGCTTGGAAGTAGTCCCATTCAAACATGGCGACCAAGTCCCAATGCTGGAGCTTATCACCCATGGCTCGGTAGTGATTACCGGCCACTTGCGTATCATTTGCCTTCGTTTCCATTTTCTCTCCTGTTTGCCCATGCCACAAATGCAGACTTCCAGTCGCAGTCTGCTACCCCATCCAGCGCCACCTTCCAAGTACGTGCGCCAGACTTACGCATGTCATACACATGCTTGAGCGGGGCCACAACTCGGTGAATGAAGCTGGTATGGAACCCCAATGATCCTGTGTCTTGGCATAGGCTCACACAATCGCAGATGAAATCGTCATACGCTTCCGTAGGAAGCAGCATGGGTATCATCTTGTGCGTGTACGATGGGAAGTCGAGTAACGGAGGGCTATCCAGCCACTTCTGCACTATCGGAAGTTCCGAGTATGCGTGGAAGTTGTTGCTGAACTGTCGATAAGTACCTACGCCCACTCCTACGGAGCGAGCGATGAGCTCTTGCAGCATACTGAAGTGCACTGCGTTCGCCCCATACGCGCCCCAGAGTATGTCATTGCTGCGGCAACACACGGTCATGTCGAGCATCGTAAACTCCATGTTATTACGGACAGTGAAGTATATCTGCGTGTTGCATGGTAGATCACGTGCGTCTATACCTAGATCACCCCCAGCGCTCCACATTTGTATCACGGCACGTCTGGTAGTGGGGTCTTTCTTCAGCATACGTATGACCCCACTTATTTGATCTACGCCGAAGAAATCACGCCAGCGATGACCATACGCCCCATGGATGTGACCGTCCTCCTCGGCATACTCGCTCATGCGTGCGTTGTATGGAAGCAAGAAGGCTGCGTCGTCACGACCCGCAAACATCCAAATAGCTTCCAGTAAGTGGAACACCGGGTTAGCATCACGCTCAGGGTTGAATAGCACTCGCTCCTCGGGGCGTGAGTACTCAGTGATGACAGGGCCGGGGGACACCCGTACCGGGCCATTTCGTGAAGGCTCGTCTACACCACAGACCTTTAGGTGCTGGAAGCCCTCCCCCAGCGCCTCCTCAACATTTCTAACTCGGATTACGTGCGTCATAGCGGTTCCTTGCATGTCCACCTTCGCGGACTCTGATGTACTTGCTGAATTCACAGAAACAGTTTTGCATGTCCTGTGCGTGTATTGCGCCAACATGCGCCCCAATCAAGGGCGTCACCTGCGCCGTGGCAAGCCCTAGGAGGGCTGTAAAGTTGCCCGGTGTAGCTGGGGTGCCATGGTACGCCGCAAGCCCTTTGAGGCTACCCGGACCACATGCCGCCCACGTCCACCAGTCGGGCGCGGTAAGTAGGGGGTGATCATCAGTGTTCTTGAGATCAGCCACCACTTGCGCGGCCAAGAAGCTACCTAGCCCATCGATTCGCATAAGCCATTGATGGAAGTTAGACAACGTCCATGGGTCATGCCATAAGCCTTGACTCCACAGTGGGTCTTGCTCGGCACGCCGCACGTTGTCCACCACGTGGTCAATCACGTAATCGACTTTATCCATACTTCGACCACAAGTGCTGATAGTATAAGCATTACCCCATATAGTAAATCCAGAATCACGTCTACTTTTGAGTATCGCTTTGATATCATCGAGGCTACCCAGATGTACAGCCGCCTCGATAGCTTCAAGGCTACTGATGCGGTTGACCATACGAGCCAAGACAACGACCCACATACCATTACGAGCATGGCTGTAAACAGGATGACTGCGAATCCAACGAGTAATCTTATCGTCTTCACGATGTACATTGCAGTACCTCACGGTTGCCATGGTTGGGTCAGCAGTCCATGGGGGAGCCATGCCGCTTTCGCGGCGTTGGCGAATGGCCTCTCGTTCATTTATCCAGTGAGCAAGGTCGGCCGTTCTTGGATATGGAACGAGTGGGTTCATTGCTTAGTCCCCCGCGCTATTGCCAGCGCCTTCTTCCACTGCACATTGACGTCAGTGCGAGTACCGCCGCCCCATGCGCCCTTTGTCTCCTTCTGTACGACCTTGACTACATCGGGGTGTAGTACCGCAAGTAGGTTCGCGTTCTTGGCGTGCAGCGCCGGGGTGCGGAAGTGCGAGCAGCCACCGGCTGAGCCGGACCCCTTCTGGTTGTGCGCGAAGTAGTTCATAATCATGTTCTCGTACCCTAGTTCCAAGAGTTGCAGGGCTACGTGGAAGTCTTCCATAACCTCCATGTCGTCGAACCGAATGCCATGATCTTTTAGAGTCGGAGCATGGTACCCCAGCACGCGCATGATGCGGGTGTTGTATAGGTACTCTTCGGTATTGCGGTTCGCCCCCTCACGGGCTGCAAAGCCGATATGCGGGGTGTCTACGGATAGCAAACGGTCCATTTCCAAGAAGGCATGGCATAGCTCATGCTTATTGATGTCTTGCAGCTTGGTGGGGTCGTCCTCACGCCGCTTGAAGAACACGAGGTCGTCATCGACCATGCAGAAGTTAATGTCCTTGGCAAGATGCTCAAGGATGTACTGGCGCGTTGGCGCGATTGTTTGTATATGCGGCGGTAGGACTTCGACATGAGGGTAGGTCGAATACAAATCACGCTCGCGGTTTTGGACCACGAGCGTGCATTTGAGACCTGCCCCCACTAAAGCCGCTTCGGTAGACTGACTACCGGACCGCCCATAGGTGGGGATGAAGATTTGCATTGATCAGTCGATCATTTCTTCCTTGGTCTGCGCCTTCATGTCGGCAGCAGCGGCTTCGGCATCCGGATTCGGCTCGGCCTTGACTTTGCCGCCCTTGGCAGTGCGCGGAGCCTTCGGTTCCTTGACAGCCTTTTCCTTGCGGACGATCAGTTCCGGCGCGTAGCCTTCGATGGCGATAAAGCCATGGGCAGCGTCGTACACCAAGTCAGGTGTGATCAGGCCGGTGTCCAGAGCAGCTTGCACCGTCATACCATCCTTGTAGCCAGCGAAGCGCTCAAAGGCTTTGCTGGTCGGGCGCTTGGGGTTCGTTGCAACCAACAGAGTGATTGCGGCGGTCAGGGCAACACCCTTGGGACCGCGAACACCGACTGCCTTGTCGCCCGTGGCGGCTGAGACATCCTTGGCGGCACCGGCAGTACGAGCGATGATGCTGGGATCAACTTTGGAGACTTTGACTGGCTTTGGC